GTATGTATAAATAAAGAAACTAACAAAGTTATTTTTGAAGTTTCTAAAAAGACTGGCGTAGGCTCGTCAAATATCGCAGAGTACAGAGCTATTATTGCAGGATTGACTAGATGTATAGAAGAGGGTGTTGATACAGTAGAGATACTGAGCGACTCTATGCTTTGCACAAAACAGATAAATGGTGATTTTGAATGTTATAAAAAGGGATTAAAAGAACATAGGGACGTTGTGCATGGTCTTTTGGAAAGTTTTAAATCATGGAGCATGAAATGGATACCAAGAAATAAAAATCAAAAAGCAGATTCATTGGTTGATGAAGCTTTCAAAAAGGGAAAAAGAAATGTTAAAAAGAATAATTAATAATATAGACCCATTATTAGGAATGAGTATGATATTTGGTCTACTATATATATTGTTATTTAGTTGCGAGTTTCCAGTAAAATTGGCAAGTCCAAAAAGTAATTCTACGATAGTTGATTCTTCTAATGGAGATGCCGGTGATTCTCCGGTATCAAAAGAAAACGAAGTAAGAAATGATAATAGTGTAATAAAAACAGAGAAAAAGGTAATAGCAAAAAACATATATACAGGAACAACAGCAGTAATAATTGGTTGTTGTTCTATGGCTATTATATTCCTTATAGCTATTGGTCTTTTTATTAAATGGTCTAAAACAAATACTATGTTGAATTTAGTAACAAAAGCAATAAAAGAAAGTCATCCAAAAACACAAACAGATATAAAAAATAAGATTAATGAATTAGATTTTATTAATTATAATGGCGTATGTGTCGTTAAAAATAATTTATCTAAATATGTAAGAAAAAATAAAACACACGTTTAAGGGGATTCCATGAGTAAAGAATCAGAAAATATTGTAAATAGTTTTTTGACAGAAAATCCTATTTATAAAAATGACAATCAAGACAACTATAATGCTTTTGCCGATTTAGTTGATTATGTAGTGAATTTATATGGTGGAGTCTCTCCTCCGCCACCCCCGACAGTAGATCCAAAAGGAGGACAAAATGCTTAGTTTGTATAAACCAGATCCAAATTGTTTAGACTGCAAAGGAACTGGGAAAATACAATTGCTGATTACAGAAGTAGATTGTGATTGTCTAAAATATCTTGATGAGGTTAACTTATCAGAAGATCACAGTTTTGTACCAGAAGATTCAGACGCTATAATAAATATAATATTAATCGGAGAAGCAATATAATGCCAACGTATGAATTTTCGTGCTTGTCATGTATGGAAGAATTCGAATTGTTTCTTTCAATGTCAGATACCCAAAAAAAACAATGTATAAATTGTGGAAGTGATAATGTAGAAAAGCTTATAAGCGGAGGTGGTGCTGTAATTATTAAAGGGACGAAAACTCCGTGCAGACAAACTGGACAAAGAAAAAAAGTAGAAAAAACTAAGGAAATTCCTTTTTATAGATCATCCGAAGATGGAAAAATAAGAAACGATATATTAAAAAATCCAGATAAATATATAAATACTGGAGAGGTATAATATGGAAATTGTATGTAGTAATTGCGATAAAGCGATAATAGCTTTTGAGATTTTAAAGACAAATGAAGAACTGATGAAGGATCTTTTTGAACCTTTACGGACAAATATTGGAATAAAATGTTATTGTGGAAGAGAAAATGAAGCCTTTGTTGAAGGGAAATTTTCTGTTGGCGCTATAGATGATCAAACGTATATAGAGTTATCAGAGTCTAATCGTTTTTACGCTATGCATTTTGAGGTAAAAAGAAAATGAAAAATGAAATAAAAGAAATAAAAACAGAGCATGGGGATATAGAAATATCAGATGGAACTACAGTTTACGCAAAAAAAATAAGTTTTACGCATTATGTTCTATCATCTGAAACAGATCTTTTTAATATTTGTGACTGCTTATTAGATACAAATAAAAAAGATAATACTAAAGGTGGTAAGGAATTTATATTAAGAAGTTGTAGTAAGAATTGTTATGATTTTTATGTGAAGTTTTTAAAACATAAGAACAAGGCGGATTTAAGAATAGCACAAAGGAGTTTTTCAAATGGCGAAAAATAATAAAAGTGAATTTCGTAAATTTTGTGAGGAAGAAATGGTAGGGCATATGGGAGCATATGACGGCACAGACGTGATAAACTGCGCTGTTCAATTATACGACAAATTTATCAAACTGCAAAATAAAAAATCAAACGATAGTTCTGTTCTATCATTGAAGCCAAACAAAAAACTTAGTGATAAACATGGGGCTGTAGTAATGACAGAAAAAGAAGCCTCATTAACTCCACAAGATATTAAAAAGAAAAGAGGAAAAAAGAATGCTGAATAAAGAATTAGTATCTTTTGAGACTCCAAAATCTTTCCCATACTACACTGTATTATTGAACAATAATGAAATAATCTTTCAACAAGAAAGAGATGGAGATGTTCATTCTTGGCTTAGATTAAAACTATTTCTAGAAAAAAATCCTGAGTTAAAAATAATTGGCATGGAATATTATGGCCAAAATTCAATAATACCAATGCCAAAAAATCAGGAAGGATATTGTTTTGGTAAGCGTAAGATGGCTATATGGCCTGGAAATCAATCTAAAGAACTAATGTGCGTAGGACATCTAAACGGTGGAAAAGTTTATCTAACATGGTTAGATGAACACAAGATATTTGAAAAGGAAGTCAGAAACGAGAACAAGGCAGGATTTTTCCTGATTAAAAATGGATAAGTCATTTGAGTCTATAACTACTCCAGGATTAAATGTTGATTTTAAAAATTATGTTATAGAAATTGTTTGCACAAATTTAAATCCAAGGCTAAGTCCAAGATTTTGGAAAGATCCGGGTTATTGGAAATCAAAATATGTAAGAGAAATAAAGGGTGTTTCAAATCTGATAAATCTTTTAAAAGAAAATGATATAGATATAGAAATACCAATAAATCAAAAATCAATAATAGAAGTTATAAAAACATCCAAAATAAAATCTTTATGTGCAAAAAAAACATTAGCATTTGTTATAAAAAAAATTATAAAAACAATATCTGAAAAAGAATCAAGATCAAGCGGATATAAAGAAGATATTATATTCAACGCTAAAGATAACGCAAAATTTATTGGTCCTATATTAAAAACTAAGAAATCGTTATTGAGAGAGATAGAAAATGGCTAAAAAGAAAAGCATAGAGTCTGAAAGCTTTGATAGCTTTTTAGAGCGACAGTACGGCAAGAATGTTCTAATAAAAGCAGACGATATGATCCATAGAAAAAGAGATATATTACCAACAGTATTGTCTTTAGACATTGGATTAAATGGAGGAATACCAGACGGAGTAACAGTTTTATTGTCTGGCAAACCAAAGGCTGGGAAAAGCACTATTTGCCTAGAAATATTAAAGAATGCTATAGACTTAGATCGTCCTGCATTTTACATGAATATTGAAAGAAGAATATCTAAAGAGCTTCTTGGCACAATAAACGGCCTTGATACATCAAAACTAAAAATAATACAATCAACAGAAGAAAAGAACTTCACATGCGAAGATTGGCTTAATATATTAGAAAGAACAATTAAAGACAACAAGAAGGCGGTAATAGTATTAGATAGTCTTGCAATGCTTTCTACACTTGCAGAAAGTTCAGAAGCAATAGGCGAGTCACGAGATATGGCTGGATCAGCTAAATTATTATCATCATTCTTTAGAAGAATGCAACAAATAATAGATAATAATGATATTATACTTATATTTATCTCTCAATTAATAACAAATCGAGATCCAAATGGCAAAAAATGGGTAGAAAAAGGGGGAATGGGTGTTCAGTATAGCGTCTCAGTCTGGCTTAACGTGAATTGGGTTAAATTATGGGATAAAGATACAGAAACCAATTCCCCACTTGGGCAAGATTTACAAATTAATGTAGTTTGTTCTGCACTAGGAAGACCATATCTGCCATGTGCTGTCCCACTAAGGTTTGGATCTGGGATAGACAGAGCAAGAGATATAGCTACAAATGCCGAAAATCTTGGCGTAATAGAAAAGGCTGGCTCTTGGTACTCAATTACGACCATATTAGATAAAGATGGAAATGCCGTAAAAATGCAAGGAATGAAGGGTATTTGCGAATTTCTTAACAACAATCCAGATAAAATGAAACAATTAGAAAATGAGATAAGAAAAATGTTATTGTCAAATTCTATATCATGAATATAATTTTGTTAAATGGTAAAGAAATAAAGATAAATCTTAAAAAATATTTAACAAGTAGAAGCAATTATTGTAAATCAAAATTTCAAGAAAAAATAAGAGAAGAATTATTTGATAAATATCCATTAGAAAATATTTTCGAAGAAGTATATATAAAGGGAGAAGGATTTTTTTTAGATTTCTTAATACCTTCGCTTGGTTTAGTTTTTGAAGTAAATGGAAGACAGCATATTAATCATGTTAAATTTTTTCATAAAACAAAAATAGAATTTCATAAACAACAAGAAGTAGATAAGAAAAAGAAAGAGTTTTGCGAGTTAAATAATTTAAAGCTAATAGAGATTTACGATGGAAAATAATTTTAAATCAGAATTAAATAAATATATTTCAGAGATGGAAGAATATACAAAATCTATAGGAGTAAATTATAAAAATATAGATTGGTCAAAGGTGGACGATATAGTAAGTATATCTGTACAAGACATCAAAAATAAAACAAAAGAAGAGATAGCTGAATATGGACTTATTCTTTCACAATACATATATTTTCTTCAAAATAAATACAACGAATGCGATTCTTTTATAAAATGGTATAATTATAATAAAAGGAAGTTTTTCGACAACGATATAGATAAGGCCAATGATTTCTATAAAAGAGCAGAATTAAGAATGACTAGAATTATATTTCTAACAAGAAAACTAGAGAATGTATATAATGCTATAAACAATATAGCAAAATTTAGGAGTTAATTATGTTACTAAAACAATTAGAAAATGCAATATTAATAATATTGAGAGGAATAAGCAAAGAGTCTTGGGAAGACGTAATAAGCGGCATTAATATGATCTATGGAGAAGGATATCTTCCTGGCTCCGGGAAAGAAGCGTTATTAGAAAAAATAAAGACCGAAACTAAGGTTAAAAGAAGAAAAAAGAATATACAAGTAGCATCTGATACAAAAAAATCTTATTATGGAAACCAGTCAGTGCCTATAGGTAACGATGAACTTGGACAAAAGATTTCTGAAAAAGAAATAAAAGATAATATTAAAAAAAGCAAGGAAACAAAAGACAAAAAGATTCAGGCTAGAGAAAATTCTCCTAAAATTGTCGGTGAAATAAAATGCACAGATTGTGGTGAAAATTTTCAATCTATATTTGCTGGAAAAGATTTTGGATCGTTGTGTGTAAAATGTATGAAGAGTAAGGCTAGGAATAGAAACAATGAGTAGTGAATCGCTCAAAAACTCAGGACTAGAAAGGTCTATACTATCAGGAATAGCTAAACATGGATCAAATTTGCTTATAGAAATAGAAGATATTCTTTCAGTAAAAGACTTTGCGTGGTCAATAAATCAAAAAATATATTCACTTTTTAAGTATTTGATGCATGAAAAATCAATAGAACAGTTTGATATTCCCACTGTTTTATCTTGCTCCAAATTTATAGATGATCAATTTCTGTCAACAGACAAAGAAAAAAAATATATAGAAGCAATATTTGATGATGCCCCTAATGAAAAAAATTCAAAATCAATAGCAATAGCTATTTATAAATTATCAATAGCAAGACAAGCAGATAAAACTATTAAAGAAATATCCGAATCAATAAATAAAATAACTGGTGAAGAAAAAATAGATGATATAGTTTCACTAATAGAAGATCCGTTACTACAATTTACAGGAAATCTAAATTCTTCTAATAACGCATTGACGCATATGTCTAACAATTTTGAGGAAACATTGAAGGCTCTATCAGAATCGCCCAAAGACATTATTGGTTTACCAACCGGATTTAACAACTTTGATCACGCAATAGGTGGAGGACTAAGAAGAGGTACTGTCAGTGTGATAGGAGCTAGAGCAAAAAAGGGTAAAAGTAGCATAGCTCTTAATATTGCTAAGAATATATCTAAGCTTAATATACCAGTATTATATTTAGATTCTGAAATGACACAGGCTGAACAAATGAGCAGACTTATATCCCTATTAAGTGGAGTAGATATAAAAAGAATAGAAACGGGCCAATTCTCAACAAACGAAGAAGAAAACAATACTGTATGGTCTATTAAAGAAGAAATAGAAAATTTGCCCATGACTCACTGTATAATAGCTGGTCAATCAATTGAAGCAACTTTATCTATATGTAGAAGATGGTTAACAAAAAATGTAGGATTTGAAGATAATGGATTGACCAAGCCTTGCTTAATAATATATGATTATTTGAAGTTGATGGATACTGATGGCTTCAAGGGGAATTTACAAGAAACTCAATTGCTTGGGTTTTTAATAACTGCCTTGCATAATTTTGCTTTGAAATGGTCTCTTCCAATTTTAGCGACCGTTCAATTGAATAGAGACGGAGTACAGGGAGAGGGTGGAGAATTTATAGCTGG